AGTTACGGCTGGTCCTCCCCCGGCTTTTCTCGCTCTTCGTCGTTGCCGTGCTTTTCTTCGTCTTTCACGTTTCTTAGCACGTTGAGCTTCGGTAAGTTTCTTAGGCACATTATCTTTCTTTCTATTTCTTGGCATTTTATCCAATTTCTTTTTATCAGGCTTCTTGATCTTTCTTACGTTTCCTGATAAACTTTGAGGATTTAAGAAAATTCCACCAGTGCCCATAAACAAAGCACTGTAAAAATCATCATCAAAAATAGACGTTTTTGCCATGATCCATTTCATGTCATCACAGCAAACTTCATCAAATTCCTTAATCATCCATTCAATTAAATCTCGACAGAACTTTCTAAAAATCTGATCTGTCCAACCAATAGACAATAGTCCGGTAGCTCGCTGTAATGTCACAGCTGGCTCCCATTCACTTTTAGGACTATACAATAAAGAAGAAAGAAGTTTCCTTCGATCATAATATGGTAGATTCATTCCGTTTACATTTATGGTATGTGCTGACAAGTAATCAAGTTCAGTAGCTTTACGAGCTTCCATACTATCTGTAGTTGTTATAATTCCCAATGGTGCCCACTCAGCTATCACTGACTTGGCATTATAAAAATCATGACACTCATCAGAAACCGTCCATGTATTATCATCACCCGTTAGTGCCTTTGCTGTTTCATTTTCAAAATGTGAATAGTTGCTATACTTCTCTGGACACCTCCGTATCCACGCATACGCAAGCAAAGCATACAAAATCAAAGTATTATCAGTCACTGTATTAACAGATCCTGATGGATTTCCACCTGTTTTCATCACAAAAACTCCTTCTGGAGTTATAATTATACTATTAACCAGATTTCTATAATATACTTGTATCTTGATTTTATTTGCAGGAGTTTGTAACTCCTTTTTCAACATCTTAAATCTTAACAATGCACAATACCACATAAGGTAAGCCCTTAGACTACTATCATATTCAGTTTCATCTAATGCGTAACCATTTGGATGTTTTGACAATTTTTTAAGCAAACGATTCCAATTTCCACCATAAACAGACATTCCAACAGTCGAAGCAGTTTGCAAATGACTTGCATACATTTTCTCATTCATATCAACAAAGAGTCGAGTTCCATGCACCACAGCATCAACTCCAGCACTAAGAAATGTTCTTATCTTATTAGCTTTGATTTTTTCAATGGGTCTTAGCTCTTCTTTTAATGCATTAGTAAAAATACATGTCCAGTCAAGATCCATCTTATTCCAATCTTCTTCAAGCCAATCAGAAAGCTCAGGATGAGCATCAAACAAATCACGCTTCTTATGAAAATGTTGATTAAAAGGAGCCCCACTACTAGTGGTCATATCTAAATGATTTATTGCTTCTTCCTGTGAAATGATATCTGAATTTCCCATGTATGGATAGAAATGTCTAAAAGTCCAACTCCAGGCCAATTCCATCGCAAACGCTTGTTCGTGATCCATTGCTGGAACACTTTTCCCGTATTTCGACAATGACTTGTATGCAGCTGTTTGATTTGGATGTGGAATTCCCCATTCTTCAGGTATCGCAACATCTATCTGATCAACAAAACAGCGCACTATTGGATCCCACTCACGCTTATTCACGTACCTAGGATTCCAAGCTATGCCAGCAACAGGATTAAAATATTGATCTGCCAGAAATTCTTCATGTTCTGACGAGATCCCTGCCGTTTCTTTAAAAACGGCCCCCCCCCCCGGTTTAGTTTTACACCAATCCGGGTAACGCTCCCAAAAGGGAGCTTCTAACAATGTTCTTGGGAGAGGGGGCCCGACTGAAAATCAGTCGAGGACAAAGGTTTACTATGCGTAGCTTTCACAGAGGCTATAAATTCCGGCGTTATTGGATCAAAACAACCAAATTTACCATTTCCGTGAGTCCAAAAACCAACAATTCGACCATCCACATCTAGGACTGGCGAAGTACAGGTTCCAACTTCCGTTTTCGCATTTGCCCAACCCTTCGGAGAACCAAAAGCTAAAATAGCTTCTGGCTCACTTGAGCCAGCTCCATAACCATAAATCATCACAATAGCTGATTGCTCTAGCGTTTTGAGTATATGAGGTCCCTTAAACGGGGACGCAACATTCACACAAGCAAATGAACCAATTTCTGGCGTATGCACCACCAAAGTACTAAAATCTAATTCTACGGTTCCAGCATGGTTAACGATTTGATATTTTGATGACACACCCTTTAAAGCATGCAAAACAACAAACAGTCGCCCATTTGCTAGGGTTGCTGTACAAGCGTACTCACCATCTACCATAAATTTAAAAACTCCACTCGCCAACTTACTAATCTTTATAGACTGGGGAGGAAGTTGAGCTTCCAACAAATGAGTTGTGTCACGCACAAACTGAGCAGCAGCTTCAATAGAATATGATTTAGGACGCTTTTTAGAATCATCAATTGCTTTAAATTCTATTCGCATATCCTTCATCAATTTCGTGAAATTTGCCTGCTTTTTAGCCTTACGGCGAGCCAACTTCATCTTTGGTTTAACCTTGTCCTTCCCTTTGGATTGTTTTCCAAGAAAAACATTTTTCCTTCCTGTTTTCGCATATTCTGGATCATAAGTACTATAACGAGCGTGTTTATCTTCATACTCATCTTGTAAATGTGCATTTAAATTTGGATTTGACTCCAATTCATCCCAAAAAATATCAAAGGCTTCTTGATCTTTCTCTTGCCATTTTTCTTTCCATTCATCCCATGCCTTAGAACTAGCCCATGCATCAGCAGCTTCATCAATAAGATCCCTGAAGCGCTCTTCATAATTATCTGCTAACATTTGATAATATGCATCATCATTATCAGCATCAGTTGAATCAGCTTCTTCAGAAGAAGTTACCTTCTTAAATTTCTTTCCAGCATACTTCGCATATTGTTTCTTTCCAACTTGCGTATAGCCAGGATGCCATGGTCTAGTTGGTCCTTGATCTTTATAAGTCCAGCCTTCAGAAGTCTTTGTTTTTGCATTTCCAAAATGTCCTTGAGGCTCCAACGCTGCTTTCTCTTCACTAGTCATCTCATGAATAGGCTTAATAGACAAAAGCTTACCATCAGCATTTTTCTCATAAACATATTGAGTTCCAACAGGATAACCAAAAGGATCCATCTCAACTTCAACATCCTTTTTAAGAACAACACGATTAAACCAAGAACGAATACTTTGAGGAACCACTTCCTCATCTTCTTTTTTCATCACTTCTGGCTTTTTAATTATGTCTTTAAACCAATTTATAACTCCTTGTGGAACAACTTCTTCTTCCAAAACTACTGATGGAACATCAGATTCTTTCTTTTTCATTAAATTTTTATACCAAGAGTAAATAGACTGTTGCTCACAAACTTCTTCTTTTGGAGGTTCCTTTTCTTCTTCTTCACTTTTTGAAGTTTCATCATCACCCATATAATTGTAGGCAGCACAAGCTCCTCCAACCACTACAATGGCCGGAATAACCTTAGCTAAATGATACTCACGATAAACTTTCCAAAATTTAAATTTATAATACTGGTAGTAATCACCAGGTGTCAACTCTGGATTCCAACAATCAACAACTTTAGCCCACCACGTTGCCGCAACCCTAACAGGTATTGGCACAGGGGACTGCACAATACGTTTAACATAATAAACTGGTGTAACCATCACATCCAATCCATCACTGCCAAACTCAAGGCTTTTATTTATAACAATTCCAAGATTTTTCTTAACAGCAGAATATGCTGGTTCAAAACCAAGCTGATTCCACACCAATCCAGGAAAGGCACAAACATCACGAACAAAAGCATCAAAAATAATTCCCTGCGTGTTTAATTCATTTGCATCTTTTCCTTTGGGAACAGGTGTAAAACACTGTGTCCCATCAGTCATAACGTATGAGTGGAAATGTAAAAACAAACCCAAGTCTGCATAAATAACAGGACCACACACAACCACTAATCCAGGATTGCGCTCAAACAGAGCCTTTAACAAGGCTACTTTATCTGTTTGCCGCATTTCAAACGCAAGATTAGTGGTACTGTGCTTTTTCCCGTCAATCAAAATTATTGATAGACTTTGTTGCTTGGTATCAATAGTTCCCCACATAATCCGGAAGTGTTTTCTATCCAACGCTTTTGGATCAATATTTTTAATAAAACTACCAGCTATATGAAAATCTTCATCTACTTTTATAGGATTAATTTCCGCATAAGGTTTTAAAGAATCTTCAGTTTCAAAATGAGAATCATCCATCTCATCCTTTTCACTACTACCAGATGAATTACCTTCAATCGTAGTAGTTGTTGTAGTTGTAGTTGTGGAACCAAATTTTTCCGTGCTCGTTTCCACATTTGATCTTTTCTGTAATCTATCAAACTTTTGTTGCATTTTTGTGGTTGCTTTTTCCACAACCTTAAGAGTATCTTGAACGTCCTTTCCCTCCAAATCTTCGGTCATTTCCTTTATAGAACCGGCGAAATCCTCAGGATCTTTTCCTTCCCAAAGATCACCTAGAGCAGTCCAGGCCCAAATTGCTTGAGGTGCTGCCTTAACAACTTCCAAAATAGGTTTAAAATAACCAAGCACAGTTTTTGCCCCCAAGAATGGTGCGCATAAAACTATACAAAGACTTAACAAACCTTGTAAAAAGAATGAACCTTTAACAAGACCCATACGAGATTGAGGAACAAGATAACCTGTCGCAAAAGTTTTATACAAAGCGAATCCTCCAGAAACCACTCCACAAAACAGTGGAACAGCTATTGAAAGTATTTGCAGTGACAAAAACTGACGCTTAAATGTTCCAATTTCCTTAGAAAAATCAGCATATAACGTTGGTATAGCATCGGCTGCCCTATTCATATGTCTTGTAACACAATAAATAAAGTAAGCCAACATTCCTACTACACAAGCCCATGATATAGCTTCAACATAAGTTTTAAAAGCAATACTGGCCGCTATTTGAGCATCCATTTCTGACGCTCTTGCTCCAGGCAACATTTGAAACATAAACAATAACAAAATTCCATAAGGCCCAGCCATATATATAGCATTCAACAGACCTGACCAACAACTCCACATCATTGCTGAATAAGTCATAGGTAGAAATACATTTTGATAAACGTTCCAAACAGCTGGACACAGCCTCTGCATTACAAACATAATTGAAAAACTCAATAAACCAAAACATACTGTGTAACCCAACATCATTATTGCCGATTCCCCATGGAAACCATAGGTTAACAAAATGAGAATCATCAATTGTTTTGCATAAATAACATTATAATCATGATTTGTAAGAGTTCGAATATTTATAAAAATATCAAAGAAATTTCCTGTGACAAGACCTAAAGCTTGACCATTCATATGTACAATGGTTACCAAAAATCCCGTCAAATCTCTCACATCAAAATTCGTTCGAGTAGCAGTCTGACCTAAACCAAGATCAACAGCTCCCACAGGTGTTGCATTAAGAAACATAAGCAAAACAATAAACGCATAAGTCCAACGTGTAGAGGGAAAACTTAAGAAATTTCCACAATACAACGCTTCACGCGCTGCCAATTTTTTATGAATGTGTTCTTTATAACGCCATTCATCTAGAATCAAACTATCAAATTTGTTTCTATATACTCCAGACATTGGCCCGCCTGGATTTTTCCCCTCAGGACAAGGAGAAAAAGCTGGTTCACCACGTTCAGTGTAACCCAACTCCTCATCAATTATGTATCGCCTTGCAGCTGAATCATCCCTAATAACATAATTGTAATCATAAAACAAAGTTGTGTCATGAACTGTCTTCAAACAAGCATCCAGCCCAAAACCCCAATGTTCTAACATAAATGGTTGTCCTTGCACGTCATACACACATGCGTAAGCCCCCTTATCCCATTCATGGCCTGGACATTCCCACTTTTGAGGCTGTGGTATCCAAATTGGATCGTCCATTTCAGGAAAATATCTAGCCATACACTTAAATCTCGTTTCTTCTGATAATAGTGCGGCTGTCTTCATACCTATTTTCCTTTCTCCATCAGATAGCATCTCATACAAATCTTCAATCGCAAACTTCCAATTTGTCTTCTGAAATGC